AATATAGGAAATAAGGCCTTGAATAGTATATTGAATGAAATGGCAAGTAATCCTTCAAAATATAGAGTTGCCGGTGAGAATGATATGAGTGCGTATTCAGCATTAATGTCAGGGCAATATGCTGGGTCAACAGAAGAATGGCCTGAAATGCAGTATGATATTGTTCCAGGAAAGGGTATAATAACTCCCAAACTACCAGAAGAAATATCATCTGATGACGCTCAACGAAGTTTAGATAGTGTTAAGAAAGAAGTTTATTTACAGACTGGTGGTAATGCTGACATAGCAAACGCATTGGTTAAGGATTATAGAACTATATTAAAGAAGGCGGATGAAAAGGCTAAAACGGTTAGAGGAGGAGTATAAAAATGAGAAATTTAAAGGGAATAGGAATTAATTATCCTATCCGATTTGGTCAGCAGGGGCAAACATATTATTCAATTGACAATGAACGTGTTAAACTTATATCATTGATGAGAACGATTGAAGGTGAAAGGTTTATGCAGCCGGAGTTCGGATTAAATTTATATCCATATTTATTTGAACAAATAACACCTATATTAGCAGATCAAATTGAAGATGAAATAAGAAGAAAAGTCAATTTTTGGATTCCTGGAGTTAAAATATTGGATTTAATTGTTGATATTGAATCTGGAGTAGATAAAAATAACATTACGGTTAAAATATCATTTGGTCTTAAAAATTATAACGCAGACCCAAACACTTTAGTTTTTACTTATTAGGAGATTATTAATGCCGCAAAAAAACATTAGTAAAGAAGTTCAGTATATAAATAGGGATTACGTTTCATTAAGAGATTCTCTTATTGATTTTGCAAAAGTGTATTTTCCTGATTCATATAATGATTTTAATGAGGCGTCAATTGGTATGATGTTTATGGAAATGAGCGCATATGTTGGAGATGTTTTGGCATATTATATGGATTCCACAATAAAAGAACAATTGTTGTTATACGCAGAAGAAAGAAATAACATAATATATTTATCACAGATGTATGGATATAAATATAAAACAGTATCTCCTGCATTTGTAACATTAGATGTATATCAATTGATACCATCAAAAGGAATTAAAGGAGAGGAGATAGATTTTGATTACGCTTTAAAAATATCGGAAGGTATGACTATAACATCAAAATCTAATCCCAATGTTACATTTAGAACAACTGAATCGGTGGATTTTAGAAATTATAAATCGGATGATTTTGTTGCTACAATATATCAAGTAGATGATAATGGATATCCATTAATGTATTTATTAAAGAAATCCGTAGAAGCGGTTGCGGGACGAATAGTAAAACAAAAAATTGCTTTTGGAAGCCCTATTCAATTTAATAGTATTACACTGCCAGATGATGATATAATAGAAATATTAGATGTTACTGATTCTGATGGAAATAAATGGTATGAGGTGGATTATTTAGCGCAAGATTCTATTTTGTTTGACGATGACAACAATCCAGATGAGAATACACAATTTTATAGTGATATTAATTCTGTTCCTAAAATTTTAAAATACAAACGTGTATCAAAAAGATTTACTACTAGAAAAGATGTTAATAACAAAACTCATATGTATTTTGGTTCAGGAACTCAATCAAAACCAGATAGATTGATTGTGCCAACTCCCGAAGCTGTGAAATATAATAAAAACTTTGAGACTGTTGATATAGCTAATAGTTTTATGAATACAAAAACATATGGATATGTTCCTGCAAATACTGAATTGACAATAACATATTCCATTGGCGGCGGATTGCAATCAAATGTTCCTCAAGGAGATTTGACTACAATAACATATGCTAATATAAATCCATCATTTGTATCTAATTTTGAAACACAAGAACAATTAGATTTATTCAATAATATTAAATCTACATTGTCTGTTAATAATCCTGAACCTGCTACTGGAGGTCGAGGAGAAGAATCAAATGAGGAAATAAGACAAAATGCTATAGCATTTTTTATGGCACAGGATAGATGTGTAACAGCAACAGATTATGTTGCTAGAACACTTCAAATGCCCGTTAAATATGGTTCTGTTACTAAGGCGTTCGTTCGAAAAGACATAAACAATTTTGCTTTAGATTTATATGTTTTAGGATATGATTCTAATAAAAATTTGGTTAGATTAAACAATACTGTGAAACAAAATTTGTCAACATATTTATCATTTTACAGAGATTTGACCACCGCCATAAATATAAAAGATGCGTATCCTATAAATATAGGAGTGAATTTTGTGATAACGGTCATACAAAAATTTAATAAAAACGATGTTCTATTACAATGCGTAAATGCTGTTAAGAATTTTTTTAACATTGACAATTGGCAAATAGGTCAACCTATTGTATTAAATGATATATACACCGTCATATCTGAAATTGATGGTGTTAAATCAGTCTTAGATGTAGAAATTGTAAATTTATATAAATCATCTGATGGATATAATAATAATTATTATCATATTCCGGCAGCAACGGTTGATGGTGTTATATATCCAAGTACAGATCCAAGTATCTTTGAAGTTAAGTTTCCATCCAAAGATATTTATGGTAAAGCAAAATAAAGGAGAATATAATGAATTATATAATATTTCCGGATAAAGATTCGACCATATATTCTGATAATGATATTAACACAGGATTAGATAGAATATTAGAAATAAAAAAAGAAACTGAAGACCTCTCTATTGCTCGCTCTTTAATACATTTCAACCTGTCAAGTATATCAGATATTATTAATCAGAACAATTTAACCGGAAGTAATTTTCCTAAATTTTATTTGAATTTATACACGGCAACGGCTAACCAAAAGAATTTGGAAAATACTTTTTATGCATATGCTATATCTGGCAGTTGGAAAATGGGCACTGGAACTTCTGACGGATCTGCCATTGATGGCGTAACTTGGAATTTTAGGGATGATATAAATGCTTGGAAAGTCACAGGCGGCGACTATTATAATAATGTAGTATGCAGTGCATCATACGGATACAATAATACTGATTTGAAAATGGATGTAACTAATATCGTTAGGGAATGGATAACAGGTTCAATAAATAACGATGGATTTTTATTAAAACGAAGTGACTCGGAAGAAAAAGATTCGGTAGATTATGGAATAACTTCATTTTATTCAATGGATACAAATACTATATATGTTCCTTTTTTAGAAATGGTCTCCGACGATTACATATACGCTCCTTCAGGAAGCACATTTATAGAAAGTAGTAAAGCATTAATATCAATGCCAAATTTAAGAAAGAAATATTATGTTGGTAGTCATATACGATTTGATGTTGTAGTATCACAAGCTCATAAAAGAAAAACATTTTATGAAAAGTTGGATTTCAATACCGTTAGCTATATAACAGGCTCAGATGATTTCTATTACCAAATACAAGATGCATATAATGGTAGAATATTAGTTCCATTTTCAAAATATTCTAAGGTTAGTTGTGATTCTAAAGGGCATTATTTCAATTTATATACATCTGGATATATGCCTGAAAGATTTTATAAAATAACATTTAAGATAATTTCAGATAATTCTGAATTATATTTTGATAACAATTATGTATTTAAGGTAGTAAAATAATGTCAACGACAGATGATAATAAATATATAACTACATCTAGTTTTATAGAATATCAAACTAAGAAAATAAAAAGAACGTTTGATACTAAAATTACGGAATTCTCTACCGAAGGGTCATATGATTACTTACCAGGACCTTCTTTAAAGGTAATTACTCCTAATGGTGGAGAAAAATATTGGGCTGATGATACAACAAAAATAGAGTGGTATTGCGAAGAAGCTGATTTGATGCCAAATGTTAATTTATACTATGTGGATGGTGAAAATTTAACATTAATAACACCAAATATAATTAACAATGTAACATCAAGTTTTGATTGGAAAATACCTGAAAATACAAACCCAACAACACAAGCGAAAATATTGGTATCTGGCTCATTTGACGGAGAACCATTTTTAGATTATAGTGATGAATTTTTTATAGTTGATAAACGATATATAAAATTGAATAATTTTAATACTCCCACAATACAAGCTAATATAGGTAACACATTTACACTTACCTGGAACTCGAATGGAATAAGCAATAATATAAGAGTGGAAATGTTAAATTATTCTGATAATTCTGTATTAAAAACAATTGAAACTAATTATTTTATTTCGTCGAGTCAGTATGTGTGGACAATAGATGGAATAGAAAAAACCGTAGATAAAGTTAAGTTAAAAGTAATTGATGTCAAACATCCTAAAATATTCGATATAAGTAATATAATTGATTTGCTTGTTCCATATATACAAAATGTGTCTGTGGATTTAGTGACATATTCACCAACTCTAAGATTATATCCACTTTCATTAAATTCTACTTATAATCCAGCGATTAGGATAACTAATTTTGACATAATTTAATATTTATATATAATAAGGAATATAGGAGTTTG